CTGACACGTAAACTGATCGCGTTCAAGAATCCGTTGTCTGATCTTGCGCCAACGTGCAGTGCTGCCATTGTCCCTTAATGCACTTGCCATTAGTAATACCCACGATCTTGATGAAATGCCCATGCCTTGCATGGCGTTTGATAACGAATTGTGACATAGCGAATGGTTGCGTCAATCTGACGAAACGGGTCAAGGTCACGATAGTGCTTTGACCTCATCTGTCCTAGTCCATAGTGACTGCCATTGCGGGCAGTGTATGACCACCTTGATTCCTTTGTGATGATCTTGTTGAAACACTGAAACTCTTTATAGTCCAATAGCCTTGAATGTGCATAAAGTTTCAAGTGATCTATTGAATAGTTAACCGCTGAAGCAGGGTTTGCCCCTATCGGTGCGATTAGGCTAGCGATTAACAACAACCTTTGAAGTCTTTTTTTATTTATCTTTTTCTTTTCAAGATTATTTGAAAGAACTTCATTCTTGTCTAAATCCCTAAAATCGGGGTGTTTGTTGTATGCGTCCAGCGTACAGCATGTAGTCAAGTGTCTAATAACTTTACGCATGGTCTTGGGCGTGTCCCACAAGTTTTGCACCCCTGTGCATAACGCCTGTGCATAACTTTTCATTGGTGTCCCCAGCCTTTACCTTTGAAGGAAATGCTAAAAGTTGAGTAGACCCGACTCATGTTTGAACCGCAACAAATTGGTTCGCGTTCCTCGTGGATACTTCTATCCACTTCAACACTGATTTGACACACCGTGCATTTAAACTCATAGATCGGCATGTGAAGTCCCTATCTGTGCAACCCCCATGACTTCGCACTTGGTGCATTGAATCACTTCCACACCACTGGGCAGATTGTCTGTAATCTTGTGAATCATTTGCTTTGTTATCTTTTTGCATTTGCGACATTCAAACTGAATTGTGTCCATGTATGGATTTCCTCAAATTCTCGATCGGCTGAAGGTTGATTTGCGATACCCACCAATTAGGTTGATTGGAATGTCGAAACCGCGTTTTCTGTGCAATTGCTACTGGTATCCACCCTGCAATGTAATAGTGAGGTGTTTGTCCAGTGACCAAAATGGCAATGTCGTTGGTTCGATCGTACTCATGCACAACCAATTGACCTTCAATGTGACGCGTCCACTTGACTTCAAACTTGTCACCAACGTCAGCCTTCTTTTTCATTTTGGGTTCAAATGGGTCATATTCAATACCCAAGTGACGTGCAACAACCCATTCACTTGCAATGGATTCGGCTAACTCACCTACGCGCTCATCGAACGTGATGTTGGTGTTATACCGCCGGGGTGTGTCTAGGGTTTCGTCACCGTTTTCAATGAATGAAATAGCAGCCTTCAAGCAAGTCAATTCGTCTTTACGACTGATCTGCATTTTCATCTGCAACCACCGCAAAACCAAATGACCTTTTCTGTGTAGTCATAACCCATTTGATAACCAAATTTGTCAAACTTTGTAAGTTTTGAGCATTTGTCGCATTGTTCAACAGGATACTCATCTATTACTTCGCCGTTTTTTAGTAGTTTGCACGTCATGGTTTGCGGGTTAATTACTTCCATGAATTCGCTCATACCTGTGGCTCCCATTTGCCTGTTGATCGTAGAACGTACCAACGTGGGGTGCATTGTGTGGCTTTTGTGCGTTCGGTGCAGAAATAACCGCCCCACGACTTAGGCGCGCCGTCGTGCGATTGTTTCCAAATCATGTGCCCATGACTGCACTGAGGTGCTTCCTTTACCAACTCACCGCCCAATTGCTTGGCAATTTCGTCCATGCTTGAACCCAATGAAGGGATTCCAGACTGTTCGGCTTCGCCTGCGGTCTTGTAACTTGGCACGTCGCCAAATTTTGTTGTCCAATAGTCGGTGGTGTCCGTCTTTGCGATTTTGGCTGGTGTCCGTTCTACCTGTTCCATGATTTCGCGTGTGCTTCTTTCTGCTCCACCCATGACCAATTGTTGAACGCGCATAATTGCGCTTGTAACTGTGTCCTCGCAAAACCAGCGTTTCATGTTTTGTTGATACGCGCCTTGATAGCCGTATGCGTAGTCAATGCCTGCTGGGTGTGTGTCAGTGTCAGTACGAAAGGCTTTTGCTTCAACCAGCACGTAACCCTTTTCAGCACTAAATTCGACAATGCGTGTTTCAATGCGCCCAAGTGGGAATGTGCGATTCCAACGTTCTAAACGTTCGCGGCTTGCTTCGTAGTTATCCAAGAACCCCATTTATTTGACCGCCTTGTTTGCCTGTGAAATGTGGCGATTAACGGCACGCCCGCGAATGTACCCTTCACGGCTACCGTCTTTGTGTCCCATTGCATAACCGACCGCTGCTGCCATGACTAGCAAAATTGCCAGCAAGGTCAAACGCCCCAATGTGGCTGGGTCTAATAAATCAAGTACCATTTTGAATTCTCCCGATTCTTGGCGGTAACGACTACCACCTGTGAACAGGGTGACGCATGATTGGCGCGCGGTCAAGAACCTTGCGTGTTTGTCGGCGTGTCCAGTGGCTTGGGCTTTGATTTCAGTCCGTTTCCAGCCAATACGCCACCCAATGAACCAGTCAGGAAAATTGCCAATGTTTTCAATAAGTCAATAAAAGCCGCGTCGTTGGGTGCTTGTGCGCCAATAGGTTGAGTCACAAAAATCAGTGCATAAGTTATGCCAACGGTCACAACCAAAAAGACTGCGGCAAGTGTTGACCCAATAATCAAGATCAGTTGCGCGTGTACGTCCTCAGGGGTTCGGCGTCGTGTTGGTCTGCTGTGTTGTGAATCCAAGTATGTCGTCAGTACACGTTCCAGTGGGGACGCATTGCGGCTTTTGACATTCTTGCTTTGACCAGTTTTCAAATTCTTGGCATTCATAACGTGTCCAACCCTGATACCCACAAGCAGACAGGGTTAGTGCAAGTGCCCAAACCAACCCTGCCGCCGTGAGTTTCCGAGTTACTTCCCCGTTAACCCGAAACTCTTATCTTGCGGATTTAACCAGCGCAAGATCACTGGTGCAACCGCTGCGACCCCTGCCATTGCAAGTGTCTTGGGGTCTTGCACGCCCGCCATGTATAGGGCGAGTGCTGCTGCCATGAATGAGCGTGCCCATGAGGCTGCTAAGGCTTTGGCTTTGTCCATTTTTTCGTTTTCTCCTTTGTCGGTGTTGCTCCCGATTTTGGTATTTCAACTGTTGGGAATTCGCCCTTGTAAGGTACGAATTTTGGAATTCCAAACCCAACAATTTCAGTGCCGATTTTTCTGACTTTTACCATGACCATGCCGCCATTGCGTTGGTCGCCTGTCCCGCTGGTGTTGCCCTCGATCGTGACGCATTGTTTGTCGTCAATTAAGCCAACCACAATGCCCACGTGTGAAATGCGGTCAACGCCGTCATGTGGAAAATCCATAAAAGCGACATAACCTAATTGAGGAAGGTTTGACCAACGTGAAATTTCCTTGAACTTATGCGCCCCAATAGCAGTGCCAACGACTGAATGAATCTTGACGCCTGCTTGTGCGGCACACCAATTGACAAATGAACCGCACCACGGCAAGCCGTCTGCCTTTGTAAATTTGCCGTACTTTGTCAGGTTGTCGCCTTCTTCAATTGTGCCGATTTCGGCGGCTGCAATTTCAATGAAACGGGCGTTTGTACCCTGTGGGAATGTCATTAAAATTACCCTTTAAGCATTTCAAGAATTGCAGCAGCCTTAGCGCGTTCCACAATTTCTGTTTTAAGTAAATTGGTTACTTGGTCAAATTGCTGCAAAACTGCTAAACGTTCTAATCTGTCCATAGGGCATTGACGCGCGGCTTCTTGTGTTTCGACATTTTTCAAATGCACAAGATCAGCGTCCCAATCGCCGTCAAGCATTGCCAATAATGTTTGGTAATTAGTGACATTAAGGGTGTACTGATCTACTTCTAACTGTCGCGCTTGAATTGGTGTTAATTCGTTTTCTGTCATTTTGCTTCCTTTTTTAGTAGTTGATTAAACAAATGCAATTGCGTTGCCCGTACCCGTTGGAAGTGTTGCAGGGTTTGTGTATTTAGTACCGAAACCACTAGACCATGGGTAGGCTGTCACAAATGGAGTTGTGCTGTGCGCAATGGCTATTGCATTTCCAGCAGCGTTAAATTTGACACCTCTACCTGCACCCGTTGGAAGTGTTGCAGGGTTTGAATACTTAGTACCAAAACCAGCAGACCATGGATAGGCTAGAACGTATGGTGTGCTAAGACTTCCGATTGCTATTGCATTTCCAGAAGGATTAAATGCAGTTGCAAGTCCTGTTCCAGCAGGCAATGTTGCTGGGTTAGCATACTTACTACCAAAACCACCTGACCAAGCGTAAGCACTCACAAAAGGCGTAGTGCTATGTGGAACAACTACAACGTCACCTGCTGGGTTAAATGTAATTCCTTGACCTGTTCCAGCAGGCAATGTTGCTGGGTTTGTGTATTTAGTACCGAAACCACTAGACCATGGATAGGCACTTACAAAAGGACTTGTGCTGTGTGCAATAGCAACGACGTCACCTGCTGGGTTAAATGTTGCCTGATTACCTGAACCTGTTGGAAGCGTTGCTGGGTTAGCATACTTACTACCAAAACCACCTGACCAAGCGTAAGCGTTAATGTACGGACTACTTATCATGGCTAAAACGACATTATTTCCCGCGTTATTAAAATTTATGGACTCTGAATTTCCCGCTGGTAAAGATGCAGGGTCGGCAAATTTAGTACCAAAACCAGCAGACCAATTGTAAGCACTTACAAATGGAGTTGTGGTGTGTGCTACTACTACAACATTTCTGGTCGGATTTATGTCCACGCCGTTGCCGTTTCCTGTTGGAAGCGTTGCAGGATCGGCGTATTTTGTACCAAAACCATTAGACCAAGGATAGGCTGTGACATAAGGCGACGTGTCATGTGCTACGACAACAAAGGTGCGTACTCCGCTAGCACTGGCAAAAATGCCAAGTATTGGACTCATTACGCAATGTCCCCAACAACGTACCAAGTATCGCTTGCAGTCTTTATACAAGTAGCCGCTGAGTTTTGCACGCGCAACTTAGGCGAAGCACTAGCCGCACCAGTTGAGGCGACCGTGACACCACCTGCACCCACAATAGTGACTTGACCAGCACCAATTTGAATGATGTTGATCTGTGAACCAACGGCAATGGATACTGAAGCATTTGTTGGGATTGTGTAAGTTTGGGCAGAACCGTTGCTTGCCGTCACCAAACTATTGTTGGCGTCAACTGCTGCAAACGTGTAGGTCGTGCCTGTTTGTGGGTTGATCGTAAGTGTCAGGTCATCTTGTGCAACCCATGTGAAATCTAAATCAGTGTTTGAAGCCTTACTGAGAACCTGACCTGACGTACCACCTTTTAGATCAACAAAAGCAGTGTCAACGGCTTGACCAAAAACTTCAAAATCGGCTGGTAAGTCCGTGACTAAATCGGTTGAGGTTGGCATTTGCCAGCCGAAGTTTGTTGTTGGATTTGCCATTTTTTCTCCTTGTCTAGGCGACTATTGTCGCATACTGCCATTGCAAGGTCGGCGACACGCTTGCATAACTTTCGCCAATTGGAACGTCTTTATAACGCATGGCTTGCAGGCTGTAAGCCAACGGCGACAAAAACAGACTTACGGCAAGCCGATTGTATGACGCTTGAAATGACCAGCCCTCAATGAAGCCTTGAAAGATTGCGCCCATGTTGACAGGCAAATTCTGTATGCGTATTGGTTCACCCATGAAACAGGCAATTAGGTTGTCACGGTCTGAGTTGTCAATTTCAGGATTTGTCAGGTCAAATGTGATTGCGCTGAAATTGGGCTGAGGCTGTTTTCTTAGCGCAAGATAGAAGTTTGCCTGTGCTAAAGCGTCTGAGGAATTGTGAAGGGTTGTAGTAATGATTTGAGCAAGTTCACCGTATAACGCTTTTGAGTCTGCGTCTGAGGCAGATTGTTCGCTGCTGCTGGTTGCGCCGTATTTGATTGTCATGCTGTTGCGGACGTCTCCAACGCGTGTGTCAGTACGCAAGCCAGCAGCCCGTGCATGGTTGGCGTCAAGGTCAACGTATCCGTTGGCAGCAAGATAAACGGTGCGGTGGGTGCTGTCGGCGTATCCAATGCGACCTTGTGAATCCTCGTAAATGTACCCAAGCCCCGAAGTTGCCAATGCCGAAACAAGTGAATAAATGTCCGTGCGGCTTGACGTGCGCGCTGCTAATTCATAATTCCCGGGCTGGTCTATTTCACCCAAACCAGTATTTCCAGCCGTTGCCCAAGTAGTAGTTGGGTCATAACTTGCCCATGTTTCTGCTGGTGGTACTTGTCCCCATGTTGCGAACAAAACCTGTTGCAAAATTGTGTAAATCTGATCGCCGTCAAAATCTTTTGACAAAACACCGTTGGTCAAGGCTTTTGGTAATCGTGCCAATGCCCCAAGTGCGGTGATGCTATAAGTCTGTGTGAAGGCAGTTGAACCAACATTTGCAACTTCAAGTCCAATGTCAACGACGTTGCCGCCAAAAATGTTGACGTATGTGCCAGCACTGTTTTGCACTGAAATAGTTATTGCGCTGTTTATTTGAACAGGAATGATTGCCTGATCAACGTCTAGCAATTGAAGGTTGGCATACCCTGCCTGCGCCTGCTCATAAATGTTGGTTCGACCCGATCTGATTGTCAGGTTGGCTAAAACGGCATTTGTGTATTCAACGCCGTCTAGATTGACCTTCCAAATTGGTGACCACGCTGTCATGAGAATTGCAGGTTGGACGCGCCACCTGTGCCGCGATAGAACGAATTGTTTAAAGCGTCAATAATTGTACGTGCTGTTCCTTCTTTATCTATT